GAAATCCTAATAATACTAGTTCTTACTATGATGGTTATATAGCAGAAGTAATATGTGTAGATGGTTCAGCATCTTATACAGACGTAGGAGAATTTAAAAATTCTGTCTGGATTCCTAAACAATACACAGGCAGTTTTGGAAATAATGGATACAGGTTAACATTCTCAAATGCCAGTTCACTAGGTGCAGATTCTAGTGGTAATAGTAATGATTTTACAGCAAACAACATGGGTGCAGACCATCAAGTTCTTGATAGTCCAACATTTGGGAGTTAATTATGGCAAGTAGTGGAAATTTTGCAACATGGAATCCTTTAACTATAGGAAGTAGAGCTTCTTTAGCAGATGGTAATTTAACTATGAAAGGAACAAGTGTTGATTTAGTTGGAGTAACTTCAACTATAGGTATAACATCTGGTAAATGGTATTGGGAAATATATATTGCTAGAGGATATGATACATATATGTATGCAGGCATAAATTCTGGTTATGAAGGTGGTGGATTTTATTCAGGATATGCTCATTTAAATGGTATGACGCCTGGTGCTATAAGAATAAGAAATAATGGTACTTTATCTGATTCTTCAAGTAGTGATGACCCTGATAGATGGGGAACAATAACTCTTAATAGTACAAATGTTCAAACTTTTGATGATGGTGACATACTTATGTTTGCATTAGACTATGATAATAAAAAATTATGGATTGGTAAAAATGGAACATTTATGAACTCTGGAAATCCTGCTGGAGGTAGTAATCAACAAGCAAGTTGGGATGGAGATGTTCCTATAATTTATCCATGTGCTGAACCTTATTATACTAATAATAATGAAACAGCTAATTTTGGACAAGATAGTAGTTTTTCAAATAATAAAACAAGTGGTTCTGCAAATGCTTCAGATAGTAATGGTTTTGGTGATTTTTATTATACACCACCTACAGATTATTTAGCATTAACAACAGCTAATGTGCCTATATCAAATGACATAGACCCAGCACAGACTGATGATAATATTCCAACAAAACAATTCAACACTATTCTTTATACTGGTATTGGTGGAACAAGTGCAAATAATGTAAGCGGAGTTGGATTTTCCCCTGATCTCATATGGATTAAAAATAGAGAACAAAGTGCAAATTTTTCAAATTGTTTAGTAGATTCTTCAAGAGGTCGTGCAGGTGTTTTATATAGTCAAAGAACTGATTCAGAAGCAACTTCAGCAGTAAATAGAGATATATCTTCTATTAATAGTGATGGTTTTACTATACAAGATACAAGTAATATAGATGGAAACCAAAGTGGAATAGGATATGTTGCTTGGTGTTGGAAATGTAATTCAGGGACAACCACGTCAGATGGTTCAGGAGATATAACAGTTACAAGACAAACAAATGATGTTGCAAAATTTAGTATATTAACTTATACAGGAAGTGGTTCTTCAGGAAACACAATAGCACATGGACTAGGAGTAAAACCTGCTATGACAATTATTAAACAAAGAAATTCTAGTAATGGGTGGAATGTATGGCATCAAGGAAACAATAATGGAGATTATGATTCTTTTGGAGAATTAAATAGTAATTCTGCTTGGTATCAAAATCAAGGTTCTAATGGACCATACACAGCAGACCCAACGTCTAGTTTATTAACACTCTCAGCATATGGTCAAGTAAATGGAAGTGGTAATACTTATGTGGCGTATGTTTGGGCAGATGTTGAAGGTATGCAAAAGTTTGGTTCATACACAGCTTCAGGTAATGAAGATGGACCATTTATCTATCTAGGGTTTAGACCTAGATTAATATTTATAAAAAATGCTGATACTGGTGGTAGAAGATGGACAGTTTTAGATAGTGCAAGAAATACTTCTAATCTTGTAGATTCAGTAATAAATTGGGACGATGCTCAAGCAGAATATGATTCAAGTGCTAGAGGTGTAGATTTTTTATCAAATGGTTTTAAAATAAAAGGTAATGATACTGATACAAACCAATCTGGAAATACAATGCTTTATGGAGCTTGGGGTGACGTGCCCTTTAAATATGGAAATACATTTGGATAATTTTAGGAGGTGAAATAATATGTGGGGATATGTAAAAAATAACAAAGTAGAGGAAATTATAAGATTTCCAAGAACATTTATAGATACAGATAATATAAAACACCCAAGAGCAATATTTAATACTTGGACTTGGGAACAACTAAACTCAATAGGACTTTATGAAGTTGTAGATAGTGGTAAAAAAGCAGATAATAGATTTGAATATCAATCACAAGCTGAATACAGCTACAGCAGTAAGAATAAAAATATTACTACTAGCTACACGATTCATGAAAAAGCTATTGAAGATTCTGAAGCAAAAGATGATGATGGTAAAAATATTTTAGATGAAGATGGAAACAAGATTATTAATTATGGATTAAAAACACAAGCTATAAATCAATGTAAAAGTCAAGCTAATCAATTAATATCAAGATTTAATTGGTTAGTAGAACGTAGTATTTATGATAGTAGCAAAGCTATACCTGATGAAATCAAAACTTACGTTTCTGCTATACGCAAAGACTGTGATGACATTGAAACTGCGATTACTAATGCAAGTAACATGACTGAGTTTAAAGCATTGTATACAGATGAACTAAATAGTGATGGTTCAGTTAAAACTGTAAATAGAATAAATAGGTGGACATCAGATTCTACTGTAACCGATTACATAAGATAATGTTATGCTTAGTGAAATCCAGATTGTTGGAGGTATAAACAAACAGGTAACACCGACAGGTGCACAAGGTAAATGGATTGATTGTGATAATGTTCGTTTTCGATACGGATATCCAGAAAAAATAGGTGGTTGGGAACAAATTACCTCTAGTAAATTAGTAGGTGTGGCTAGAGACATGCACATTTGGAGTGACCTTACTGGTAAAAGATATATAGCTATAGGAACAAACAAAGGTTTGTTCATATATCATGATGGTTCAATGTATGATGTATCTCCACTAGATACAAATATAACTTCTTGTACTTTAACTACTACAAATAATTCAGCTACTGTCACAGTTAACAAAGCCTCTCATGGATTAGAGGTAGGGGATTTATTTTTATTTTCTAGTGTTACATTACCTGGTGGTAGCACTGGTTTTGTTGGTGCAGATTTTACACAAAACACCTTTGAGGTAATTACCAGAACTTCAGACACTTTTACTGTGACAGCAGGTAAAGTTGAGTCAGGTTCTGGTTTTAGTGCTGGTGGCAGTGTTACTTTATCTCCTTATTTTAAAGTAGGAGATGCAGTGCAAGTTACTGGTTATGGTTTTGGTTCTGGGTTGTATGGTGGAACTAATCCATCTATTACAAGCACAACCTTAAATGGTGCTTTGCTTGATGATACTAATGGAACTGGTGGTTCTGGAACAACTATAACTTTAACATCTGTATCTGGTTTTAGTAGTAGTGGAGGCACATTAAAAGTAGGAGGAGAATTAATAACATACACTGGTGTAGCAGGTAGTACAGTTACTGGCATATCAAGAGGAGCTTCTGGCTCTACTCGTTCTGCACATAGTGATGGTGCAGTTGTAGAGGAAGCATCTAATTTTACAGGTTGGGGTGATGCCTCACCTACTGGAGAGGTTACGTTAGAGCCAGGTAATTGGTCACTGGATAATTTTGGTGAAATTTTAGTAGCTACTGTAAAAAATAATAAAACTTTTCAATGGAATCCTAGTAGTAGTTCATCTTTGTCTACTAGAGCAACTGTCATATCAAATGCTCCTATTCAAAGTGTTATGACAGTAATCTCAGATAGAGATAGACATTTAATCCATTTAGGAACAGAAACTACTATAGGCACATCTAGTCAAGACAAAATGTTTATACGTTTTTCTGACCAAGAAAATTTTTCTGATTATACCCCCACTTCTACTAATACTAGTGGCACATTTAGATTAGATAGTGGAACAAAAATAGTAGGTGCAGTAAATGCTGGTAGTTACATATTAATACTTACCGATACTTCTGCATATATTATGCAGTTTGTAGGACCACCTTTTACTTTTAGTATACGACAAGTTGGAGCAAACTGTGGTTTAATATCTCAACATGGATTGGTTGCGGTAAATGGAGTTGTTTATTGGATGGGTCAAGCTGGTGGTTTTTATTTGTACGATGGTACTGTTAAAAAAATAGCATGTTCTGTTGAAGATTTTGTTTTTACTACTCAAGATACAGATGACTTAGGTTTAAACTTTGATGCTTCTGATGTTGTCTATGCTGGTTACAATTCTTTATTTAGTGAAATTAATTGGTTTTATCCAAAAGCAGGATCTACACAAATAGATAGAGTAGTAAGTTATAACTATGCCGAGGGGTTGTGGACTATAGGCACATTACCAAGAACTACTTATTACGATAAAACAATTTTTGATAATCCATATGCCACTGATTATGACACATCTGCTGTACCAAACTTTCCAATCATACAAGGAGTAACAAATACGAATGGTGCAACTACTCTATATGCACATGAAAAAGGTAATAATCAAGTTTTAGCAGATGGCACTCAATCAGCGATTATAGGGAGCATACAAAGTGGTGACTTTGAAGTAAGAGGTCAACAAAATAATATGAATGTTACTGGTGAGTTTTTTATGAAGATTAGTCGTTTTATACCAGACTTTAGAGCTTTAGTAGGGAACGCAAAAGTAACAATTAATTTAAAAGATTTTCCAAGTGATACAGAAGCTAGTAGTAGTTTAGGACCTTTTACAGTAAGCAATTCAACACAAAAGGTAGATACCAGAGCTAGAGCTAGAGCTTTAAATTTAAAAATAGAAAATGAAACAGTAAATGAAAACTGGAGATACGGAACTTTTAAAGCTGATGTTCAAGCGGATGGTAGAAGATAATGTATGGATGTCAAAAAGGTAATAAGTTTTGACAAAGGTGTAGTATGGAAAAGTGATCACACTTCAAACCCTTATGCAATTGTTTTAAAAGCAAAAAAAATATGGAAATTTACTAAAACAGAAAATCCTAAATCTTATGATTTTTTTGTTAAAATAATAAATGAAAACGCAGTAATATTTAAATGGGGATTACAAAAACAAAAATCATTCAAAGTATTCTATCACAATGAATACTGTTATTTTTACTCTCCTAATGATACAATATATAGAGTTGTTATTAAAGAAGAAGAAAAAAAGAAAAAAGTAAAGAAACAGAAAAATAATAAAAAAAATAAAATGGTGTATTAATGAATAAAAAAGACCCAATAAAAGGTACAGGCAAAAAACCAAAGGGAAGCGGTAGAAGATTGTATACTGATGAAAACCCAAAAGATACAGTACGAATAAAATTTGCAACACCTACTGATGCAAGAGAAACTGTTAAAAAAGTAAAAAAATTAAAAAAGCCTTTTGCAAGAAAGATACAGATATTAACAGTTATGGAACAAAGAGCAAAAGTTATGGGAAAATCTAAGGTAGTGGAAATAGCAAAAAAAGGTAAAGAGTCAATTAGAAGAGCAAAACAAAGGAGCACTGCATAATGTCTAAAATTATTACTTTCATACCAGAGCCTAAAGAAGAGTATAATTTAGAAAATCAAAGATTGATAAATTTAGCGATTACACAAATTATAAATAAATTAAATACTTCTTATCAGCAAGAAATTAAAAACGAACAACAAGCATTTGAGTTTTTTTTATCATGACAATACAATATAAAAATGTTGGTTTTAATTTAACCACTACTGGTACAACTTCTGTTTTGACAGCACCTACTAATGGGAGATGTTTAGTAAAACAAATACAAGCACATAATGGTTCAACAGGAAATGTAAATTTATCAACGCAAGTAACTGATACGAGTGCTACAGCAACTTTTAGAATAGATAATGCATCTATTGCAGCTAATACAACAAGACAAATAATATCGCAAACTTTAGTATTAGAAGAGGGTGATATTATAAAAATGACCGCTGGTACAGCAAACGAAATACAAGGTATTATATCGTATGCTTTATTAGATAGGTCGCAAGAAAATGGTTAGCAAACTTTCAGATTCTATTTTTTTATTAAAAAGTTTTGTCACAAAAGATTGGGCAGACAACATTGTTCAATATGCTGATTTAGTTTGCAAACAAAAAGCAACAGTCTTAGGAGAAAAAAAACATATAAAAGATACTAAAGTCAGAGATGTTTTAACATATGGTTTTAGTGAAAATGTTGAACAAGATATGGTGTATTTAAATTATTTAGTAGATGTAATATCTAAAGCACTAGAAGAATACATGAAGTTTTTTACTTATATAAATCCTCGTATGCGTATGGACAGTGCTAACCTTTTAAAATATGAAGTTGGTAATTATTATAAAACACATATAGATGTTCATACCTCTGTAAACCGAATCGTTTCTGTAATTATTAATTTAAATCAAGAATACGAAGGCGGTGGTATAGTTTTTTATGAAAATAAAACGAGAGTGCCATATACAAAATGTGACTTAAAAACTGGGGATTTGCTTATGTTTCCTAGCACTTTTCTATATCCACACAGTGTGCAACCCATAACTAAAGGTAATCGATATTCTATAGTTGCGTGGTTGAATTAATATCTTGTTGACATTATGTGATATGATTTGATATAATAAGTTATAACAAAGGAGAAAAATTAAAATGACAAACAATTATTATTACATTACAACTGGGCAGTTACAAAGAGTTGAACTTTATGATATAGCTAATGCTAAATCGCATTACTATACATCTGGTGGCAATAAAATGTATGTTTTGAGACATTCATTTGAAGGTGATAATGGTACTGTTAGAGATTGGTATGTTAAAACTTTATCAAAAAATATAGATGTTGCAATTGAGAAAGCTAAAGAATGGGTAAAAGAAAATGGTGAAAAAAATCACGATTTAATTATTAATAGCGATTATCAAGAAGTAGACCCTAATGACACAATACCTCAATGGGTCAAAGATATTAAAAAAAGCAATGAAATAGAAAAGGATAAAACAAAAGAACGAGTAAAAAAGTGGAAAGCAGAGAGAGAAAAAAAACTGTTAGAGCAAGAGAAAAGAAATAAAAAGATTTTATTAGAGTTATCTCAATCTGAGTATGTGGGTCAACCTAAAGATAAATTAGAAAAAAAATTAACTATTAAATCGTGGTTTACAAAAGAAATTACACCTTATTGTTATGGAGCTGATGATCATATGAATATTATTACTCTAGAAGATGAGGACAAAAATCAATATACATATTTTGGTAGTGCAAGTATTGGCACTGACCTTGAAAAAGATTATGAAACTAGAGATAAAAATAATAAGTTAATAAATTTTGTAGAGCCAAAAGATAGAGTGGGTAATACTTATACAATTAAATTTACTGTAAAAAAACATTCTTTATATACTCCTAAATTTGCTAGAATTTTTGAAAACCCACATTTTAAAGATAAGTACACAATAAATGATTACGGAGTAGATTTTAAAGGTGCAAAGCAAACTGTAATACAAAGACCTAAAGTAATAAATTAGGTCTTTTATTTTTTATTATGTGTGATATTATTTAGTTGTTTTTATTCAAAAATTCTCCAATTCAACCCTAACTAATCAGTTAGGGTTTTTTGTTGATATGTCATGAATTTTATGCGATATTAAGTGCTATGAAAATAATTCACTGTGCATCTGAAACCACTTATCGTAATAAAAAAACAAATACTGTATACAAAACTAAAGAAGATGCCGAGCATGATGTCAACAATCCTAACACAGATACAAAGCAAGAGGATATAGCAGTAGACACAAAAATTATAGTACCACCAGAAGCATTACAACTTAAAAGTGACACAAAAAAATGAAAGTAAAATACGATAGGTTTTACTATAAACCATTACCAGAAGAGGTGTACATAGACAAAAGTAACATAGAAGGACATGGTATATTTGCATCTTGTGATTTAAAAGCAAAATATGATTTAGGAAGCACACACATTAAAGTACCTATGATAGTTGGATATATAAGAACACCTTTAGGTGGGTTTATAAATCATTCTAGTAAGCCAAACTGTTATTTATGTATTACACAAGATTGGGATGATTATATAATTTACAATGTAATAACATCTAAAAAAATAAAAAAAAATGAAGAAATAGTATTGGAGTATGGAAGATGACACCACAAGGCGGAACAGAAATTCAACACCGACTTTTAGAACATTATGTAGATGAGGACTTACTAAAACATTTTCAGATATGTACTTCTATACCAGATAAAATTCCATTAGATAATAATAAAATAAATATATTGTGGCAAAAAAATAGTTATGACCAACCTAATATAGCACCTTGGTTTAAAGACAAAGCTAATCATAGTAAATACGATTGGTATATTTTTAATTCACATTGGAACTATGAAAAGTTTCGATACATGTTTGATGTGCCAACAGATAAATGTCACGTTATAAAAAATGGTGTTAATAATTTTCCAGTGCGAACAGAATTTAAAGAAGGCAATAGAGTGCGTATGTTGTTTCATGTTACACCTTGGAGAGGACTAAATGTTTTATTAGGTGCAATGTCTTTACTAAAGGATTGTAATGTTGAAGTAGATGTATTTAGTTCTTGTAAAATTTATGGAGAAGATTTTGCCAATCAAAATGAAAGTGCGTATGAGCCATTGTATGAACAAGCTAGAAAGTTAGAGAATGTAAATTATATTGGGTACAAGGAACATTCTTTTATACAAAAATTTATGTATCGCTATCATATGTTTGCATATCCTAGTATCTGGGAGGAGACTAGTTGTAACTCAGCATTAGAAGCTATGGCGAGTGGTTTGTATTGTATTGTAACAAATTATGGTGCACTATATGAAACTTGTTCTGAGTTTCCTATCTATGTTACATACGATAAGAATTATAAAAACTTGTCTCTTGCATTTGCTCATGCGATACGAGAAGCAGTGGACATGATGCACGAACCAGAGATACATAAACATTTAATTATGCAACAAGAATTTGTTAAACGATTTTACAGTTGGGAAAAGAAAAAGTTAGAATGGACTAATTTTTTACAAGGAGTGTTGAGTGCAAAAAAATAGCGAAGTTATTGACTTTCAAAAAAAAGATATTCGTTTATTTGTTGCAACACCAGTGCATAGCGATGTAACTATACACTACATGCAATCTGTAATTAAATTACAAACTATGTGCCATCAAAAAAATGTATCGTTTACTTTACAATTAATGAAATCAAGTTTAGTAACACAAGGTAGAAATTTATGTGTAGCACAATTTTTAGATAGTGATTTTACACATTTACTTTTCATAGATAGTGACATTCTTTTTAGTGCTGATTCTATATTTAAAATGATAGAAAAAGATATGGATTTACTTAGCATACCTTATCCTATGAAAATAGTGCAATGGGAAAAAATATTTAATAAACATAAAGATTATCCTAATAGGACTATATTAGAAGCTAGTACGAGTGGTAATATGTTTCCAGTAAGAATAAAAGATCAAGAACACGATATTAAAGTAGATAATGAAATGATTGAATTATCACATACACCTACTGGATGTTTAATGTTACAAAGAAGTGTATTAGAGAAAATGATTAAACACTATCCAGAGTTGAATATCCGCCAAGAAACTGTAGTTGACGGAGAGAAGGTGTTAAAACCTAATCTCTATAATTTTTTTGATACTTACTACGATAAAGAAACTAAGCGATACTATGGTGAGGACTTTGCTTTTTCTAGGCTATGGAATAAAATTGGTGGTAAGTGTTATGCTCTAATAACAGAATATATTACCCATGTCGGTGAGTTCCAATACACTGGTAGACTTATTGACGAAATGATTCCCCAAAGTATTGATACTTCGCCTAAGAAATAGTAGAATATACCTAACAAATATATATAGGAGAAATTTATGACACCTTTAATACCTATAGCTGCTGGAGTAGGAAGTTTTCTATTAGCAAAAGCAAGTGGAGCAAGTAATAGAGATGCGTTAATAGCTGGTGGAATAGGAGCATTAGGTGCTTATGGTTTAGCTGGTGGTACATTCGGAGGTACAGCTTTAGTTGGTAGTAAAACTGCTGCTGGTGGACTTTTAGGAGTAAAAGCAGCAGGTACAGGTACAGCAATAGCAGGAGGATTAGGAGCAGGAACTTTAGTAAGTGCAATGAACGCACCAAAACCAGCACCAGTGGATATGTCTGGGCAACAATTTAAAACAGGTTTTGAAGGAACTGACCCACAAGCATACGCAAGAGCTACGGAAAATTTACAAGGAATTACACAAACCGCATCTTACGCACCAGACCCCTCGCAACAAGGTACAGTGACACCTAGTGTATATGATTTTGATAATACACAAATGTACACAGCGAAAGAAGGTGGGTTAGCTGAGATAAAAAGATTTAAAGAAGGTGGAATAAATTACTTACCTAGCAAAAAAGAACACGATGAGGGCGATGTTAATAATTATGTAAGAGCTACTGGATATGTAGAAGATGGTAGTGGAACTGGTGACAAAGATACAGATACCATGTTAGCACAATTAGCAGATGGTGAATTTGTCAGTAGAGCAGATGCGGTATTAGGTGCTGGTATTATGGAAGGAGCAAACCCAGAAGATTTTAAAGAGATGAGAAAAATGGGAGCAAAGTTTTTTTATAAGCAACAAGACCAGTTGAAGAGAATATACGATATTACTTCATGATTGACATAAAAGCATTAGATGTTGATTCTTGTTGGAGTGATGCATCAGAAGTTTTAAAAGATGCAATAGATATGAGTAATGGTCGCCACACGTTAGAGACGACCTACGAAGGATGTAAATTAGGTACAATGAGTTTGTACGGAGTTTTTTATGGAGATGCAATTTTGAGTTATTTTGTAACATCACAAGTAATTTACCCAAACAAAAAAATATTAGGAATTATATTTTGTGGTGGTGATAGAGTAATAAAATTTATTAAAGAGATAGAACACTTTTTTAAATTAGAAGCTATCAAAGAAAACTGCAAAGGATTAGAAATTATAGGAAGAAAAGGTTGGGATAGAATAATAAAAAATACACCTAATCTTGAGTTCAAAGCTAAAGGAATATTTTATGAAATGGATGCTTAAACTTCTACCGAATAAGTTTAAAGTTTGGTTATATAAAAAACTATATTGTGATATTGCACAACAAGGAGAATATGAAGATACAGAACTAGCTCATGTCAACCCTTATGAAGTTAAGATATTAAAACAAATAGGTGGTAGTGGAGAAGTAAATAATAAGACTGGATTACAAGGTTACTTTGGTGGTGGCGGTTCAGCTCCAGCACCTGCTCCATCTGGAGGTTCTGGTAGACAAGAAACTATCTCAAGAGAAGCTCCAGAAATAGAAGCAAGAAAATTAGCATTATACGATCAAGCTATAGAACTAGCTAGACAACCTATGACTATACCAGAATATCAAGTGGCAGGTCCTTCACCATTAGAAAGACAAGCCTTTACACAATCTGGGCAGACTGGTATTGGAGCAGTGCCAGTACAAGCTGGTATTGGTAGCACAGTAGCTGCTGGTCAAACAGCGATGCAAGATATAACACAACAAGGTGGATTGATTGATTCTTTTATGAACCCTTATCAACGATATGTGATTGATGAAATAAATAGACAAAGTGCTATCAAACAAAACCAACAAGCTGCTCAAGCAATAGAGGCAGGTGCTTTTGGTGGTGGTAGAGAGGGTATACAAAGAGCAGAAGAAGAAAGATTACGATTAGGATTAATAGGTCAAGCACAAGCGGATGCGTTTAAAGATGCACGAGCCTCGGCTCAAGCTCAACAACAGTTCCAAACACAAGCTCTGTTAAATCAAGCAAGTGCATTTTCTAATCTAGGACAGACACAACAACAAATGGCTCAGAAAGATATAGCTCAACAGTTATCTGCTGGTCAGTTGCAAAGAGACATAGCACAAAAAGGTTTAGAAGCTCAAAGAGCTACAGAAGTTGCAAGACAAGCTGAACCATTTCAAAGAGTTGAATTTGCAAAAGGTATTATGACTGCTTTACCAACTACAGCATCACAGATTACTGCAACAACAGGACCAGGTGCTAATCCACTAGCACAAGCAGCAGGTGCTGGAATAGGTGCATATGCAGCTTACAATTTATTGAAACCAACTGGACAAACACCGACTTAGGATAGATATGGCAATAGATAACGAAACATCTTTATATACAGCAGATAATGTTTTGGGCACTGTACCGAATGAAGAGCTACGAAACCAAAACAAAGATACAACTACGGAAACTGTTACACAATCAACAGTTGTTACACCTACAACCACGACTAGTGCACCAGTGTTCAACAGAGACCAAAGAGTTGCTCTAACTTTATTACCTTTAGCGAGTGCATTGTTACAAGGTAAAACACAAGGTGGTCAATCACAACTATCTGGTTTATTAGCATCAACTGGTCAAGGACTTGCTGGTTCAGCAAATGCTGCCTTACAAATTGCACAACTAGAAGCACAAAGTGCAAAAACAAAAACCACTACTCCTAAACAATATGTGCTACAAGAGGGTTTTGAAGGTAAAGTAGATGTGGGTGGTACACAATATAGTAAAGCAGATAACATAATTTTTAATTTTACTCCAGAACAAATTAATGCTTACCCTCAAGGTACATTTGTTGAATACACTAAACCTAAAACGGACAAAGCAACTTCTAAAGAAATGTTTGTTGTAAAAGAATTTGAGATTGATGGAGTTAAATATGAAAAAGGCACTAGAGAGATACCACAGTCGGTTATAAACAAACAATTATCTATACAACCTAATGTGTTTGGAAAAGCACCTACCGAAGACTCTGACAAAGCTACTTTTAGAAATTATGTATTCTTAAAAAAGAAAAAAACTTTTAAAAACAAAGAAGGAGAAGAAGAAACTAAAATGGTTAATGACACATCTCAAGCATATGGAGTTTTTGATAGAGATGGTGAATTATTCGTAAGTGTTGGTGGTGAGTTGATTCCTCAATCAAAACTAATTGAAGAAGATAAATTAGGAACTATTTTTACAAAAAGTCAATTTACTGGATTACAAGATAGACTTGATGTAAAAGCATTTCAAAAGTTACAAGAAAAAGCTAGAGACAATCAATTAAAACTTCGAGCATTTAATGATTTATACAGAGCATTACAAGATACAGGAGAGGGATTAACTGGTAGACTAAATCAAATAAGAGCAGGTATTAAATTAAAAACTGGTCAGCAATTAAATGATTCTGAAAGAGCTGCATTAGAAAAAGAAGGAGCTTTAAGAAAATTAATTGGACAGTCAAGACTTGATTTGTTCGGTCCTGGTGTTTTAACAGAATTTGAACAAGAATTAGCAAAACAAGCATTAGTAGGAAACGATAAATTTATAAATCTTGATGTAGCTAAATCCTTACTGCTCAAAGCAGCTCGTAAAGGTATATCAGAATATGAAGCATCTTTGGCAGAGGTACATCAACAAAATGACATAAGAGGACAAGACTATCAATATTTAGACTTTGACTACAGAACTTTACCTTTGTTTGCTGATGATATTATTGAACAGAAAAAAGATCAAGGAGATAGTTTTTAATGACTTACTTAACTAATCAAAGAACGATAGTGCCAGAAAGTGGCACAGAGTTTAATGGTAAAAAAATTAAATTAGATACAAGCTCAGGTGCTCCCACTCAAATAAGAATGTTGGTAGGTAATAGAAATGACCCAAAAGAAAGACTAGAGTTATTAAGAAAATATTATCCTGATGCTATAAGTTTTAATGAAAATGATGCTTTAAAAGAAATAGCTAAAAAAAGAGGCTTTGGAGAAGATAATTTTATTTATACTGTAATTGATGATAATGGTAATGAAGTACAAACTTTATATAACAACCAAACTTTAGATATACAAGATGTTTCTTCTTATGGTAGAACTATAGCTGAAAATATCGGAGGTAGTCTAGGAGCAATTGTTGCAACTGTTGGTGGTCAACTAGGACCTCAAGCTGCTACTCCTGAAGAAATATTCACAGTGCCTATTGCTATAGGTCTTGGTTCTGAAATGGCAGGTCAAGCATACGACAATGCTATGAATATATTAGTCAATCTATCAGGCAAAGAATTAGTAAGTAGAGGTAAATTATCTAAACAAATAGTAGATGCTTTTGCTAATATAGGTATTGAAGCCAGTGGTATTAGGTCTATTGATGCTCTCACAAAAGCCTTAAAAAATGTAGGTCTAACTAAGTTTGTTCAACCTTTAGTTGGTATAGGAAAACAATCTAAAGAAAAAGCCAAAACTTTAGCAAAACAAGCAGCATCTTTAGGTTTAAAAATACCTACATTAGGATTACTTACTCAAAACCCAACAGTACAATTTTTAGAGAAAGTAATGATACAGTCTCCAGTGGGAGTAAAACAATTTGTTAATAAAATAGAAGAGTTTAACACAGGTGTTGGTGATGCTGTAAAAACAATAAGTCGTAAATATGGAAAAGGTGTTACTGAAAAAGAGCAAATAGGAAAAATAATATTTAAAGGCACAGAGGATTATAAACAAAGGTACACCGATATTGCAAATAAATTATATGGTGAAGTAGACCAATTATTTCCAAACAAAGTAAATCTTAAAAATGTTAAAGAATTAGCAACTGAATTACAAACTAAGTTAGACGAAGGTAACATACCAGCAGCTATCAAACCAACATTAACGGAAACTTTGAGGTTAATAAAAACAGCGGAAAAAAACCAAGGACTTAAAATAGGTGTCTTACACTCTAATAGAAGTGATATTTTAAAATTAGCAAGAGAGTATAAAGCATCTGGCACTAAAGATACTTTGGCAGTTAATACATTAAGAGATTTAGCTGGTGCAATAACTAAAGATATGGATGCAGGTATTGAAGCATTTGGTGGCAAAGAGGCAGTAAAAAAATATAAAGAAGCAGCTAGGTTTGTAGCTAACAAAAAAGAAGATTTTGTAAATTACTTAGATGATATTTTAGCAAAAGAAAAAGATGCAGATAAAATTTTCAATTTTGCTTTTGGTTCTGTTAAAGATGGAGGAACTAAAATCAACACTATTTTAAAAAATTTAACTGAGGATGAAAGAGGAGATATAGCCTCTTCTATGATATTGAGACTAGGTTTAAAAAACCCAAGTGGTGAAGTGCTAGATGAAAGTTTTAACCCTAGAACTTTTATAACGAATTGGTCTAAAATATCTCCATCAGCTAAAGATGCTATTTTTGGAAAAGGAGGCAACAGAAAAAACTTAGATGATTTATCTAATGTTTTAAAAAGTTATTTAAAAGGTGAAAGATATACAAATTTTTCTAATACTGGAAATAGTGTTATGACTGCTGTTTTAATGACACCTGTTTTGACTGGTAGTGTGATGGCTTTGGGAGCAAAGGGAGTTGCTTCTGGTGCATTAATGACTGCTCCTTATTTGGCTAGTAAATTATTTACTAGTGAAAGTTTTATGAAAGCTATAATTGAAGGAGCACCCAAAGTTTATACGAAACCTAGTTCATTAGGCACATGGGCAGGAAGATTACTAGATGATGCAAGAAAAGAAGCAGAAAGAAAAAATGATACAACTATAGTGGATGCAGTGGAATTTTACTTACATGATTTGTTATCAAGTGACCCAGTAGAGGCAGAGGATGTATCTGAAGTTGACACAAATATACCAGTAGCTATGGCTCAAGCAGATGTACCAAAAGAAACACCACAACAAACAATAGGAAACATACAACCTTCACGACCCAAAATTAATATTCAACCACCTACTAGAACAACGGAACAACCAGTACAGACTGCTTCCCTACCTATCACTCCTAATACGAAAGGTATTGCGTCTCTCAATAAAGGGGAGCAGTTTGGGGGTTTATTTCCGCAAGATAATCTAGGTCAGTTAATCGCTAACAGGAAAGCCTAAAATGGATAATATGATGTTATGGAACATCTTGCTAACACTGTTAGCCACTGGATTTGGTTGGGCATTTAATAAAATGTTTCAAGAAATAAAACGATTACAAATACTTCTTAATAAAACTAGAGAAGAGTATCTTCCTAAAAAAGATTTTAATTCTGATTTTAAAGAAGTCTTAAATTATCTTCGTAGGCTAGAAGATAAACTAGATAGGCACATGGAGAATAATCGTGGATGAAGAACAAGGTATTACTGCCCTAGGACCAGAGGATTTAGGTACTGTAGAGGTTACTTCAAATGTTGAAGAGACAGAACAAAAAGAATCTGCGTTTTCACAATTTACAGATGAAGCTAAAGCAAGTAGAGGTATTGAAGATTTTAAAAATTTAAAAAAAGGTTTTAAAAAGGCTTTGCCATATATAGGACAGTTAGGTTTAGATCTAGTACCTGGCTCTGGTATAACAGAAATATTTGGTAAGCAACCAGACATAGTTGAAGGTGGTCAGAGACCATCATTTGCAGGTCAAGTTGAAAGAACTACAGAATTAGCTAAAGAGGGTAAAACTACTGAAGCAGTGGTTAGTGGTGTTGACACAGCACTAACAGGAGTAGCAGGAGTTGGTGAGGGTATTATGGTCGCTGGAGCTATGACAGGTCCTCTTGCTCCGTTACTTGTTGGTGCAGGTTTTGCAATCAAAGGATTAGCAAAGGGTGGTAAATTAATTTTACAATCTACAAAAACTGGTAAAAAAATATTAGCTAATTATGATGGTAATGAAAAAATAGGTTTTTCTATTAAAGATGTAGAAGTGCCAAAAGATGTTGAGTCAGACCCAGACATACAAACTTTAGAAGATACTATAGATATACCTACAACAAAGACAGAGGACACCGATACAGAAGTTGCTATACCTGAAAACATAAAAGACTTAAATAGCACAGAAGCGATTACCTCTTATGTTATAGCACCAGAGGATGTAAATAGAAATCAATTAATTGCAAAGATTGAAAACGACCCAGAAGTAAAAACTAAGACAGATAAATATTTAGAGGAAAAAGGTTTTACGGAAGAAACTGTTCCAGTATTTAGATTAATCACTCCTAATAAAAAAGGTGCAGAAATAGGAGAAGAAAGTTTGATATCTGGTTCATTAACACCAGAATCTAACATAGCCACTATGAGATATTTTCAAGGAAGAGGTGGAGGTCAAAAACAATTAGTTCGTTATGATGTGCCTAAAAGTAAAATAAAATTAGCTATGGGTGGTGTTAAAAATGACATCAAACAAAGCTCAAATAAAATTATAAAAGAAAAAGGTATTGGTCAAACAGAACCTAAAAGGACTATAGCTGATTTGAGAGCAGAAGCTATGGGTGGTGGTAGATTGAGTAGTAAAGTTACTAACCCAAGCAAAACAGCAAAAGAATTAATCGATATGCAAGATGAAGTAATTGCTGATGTTACTGGTTTAGAAAAAAATGTTTATGAAGGCAATCCGAATGAAATATTTGCAAATCCTGAGTTAGAAAATATTACAAAAGGTAAGTATAAAAACTACAAAGAAATGCAATCTGATATGCCTGATAATAGAGACTATACCACAAGTAAAGATCTTAATGATTTGTTTAGTAAAAAAGTTACAGCAGAAGAGTTTAGAAAAAGAAAAGATGACAGAGCAAAAGAGGCTTTTGACAAAGTAACAAACTTTTACAAGTTAAGTGCACCTAAACAAGATGAAGGTATCAAGGCTCTAGGACCTAAGACGATAGAAGATATAATCAAACCTAAAGGTGAAATAAGAAACCAAGGAGGTTTTAAATTTAATCCAGAAGTAACACAAAAGAACTTACGACTCCAAAAGACAAGACTAAAAAAATTGAAAGAAGGGGTGCAAACAGCAGGAGAACCAAAAAACAAAAGAATAGTTTTAAAATCAGATAATCCAGACAATCCAGATTTTGCTATTGGTAAAATTAATTTTGACGATTGGACTAAAAGAGTAGAAAAAGTTTTATCAGATGATGAAATAAAAGGAGCAACTAATTGGTATAGTGAAGTTTATGATTATTTTAAATCAGCTCCATATATTAAAAGTGAAGAAGAAGCAAAAACTTTAGCTCAAGCATGGTTTGCTGGTGCACAAAGAAAGTCTCCACAAAAAGCATTAGCTAATGTTCTGTCAATAAGAAGTTTATTAAGACAAGGTAAAACTCCAGAAGAAATATTGGCAATGGACAAGATAGAAGAAGGTGGATTAGAGGGTGCTACTAAAGCCATACTATCTGTGCTTACTGGAAGAGAAGCATCTGGTGTAGGTTTTAAGATAGCAGATTTTAGAGATAACTTAGATAATAAAAATGTAAGGTCTGTTATGGGTAATGACCCAGAGGGTGGACAACCTTTTACAGTTGATGTTCACACAGCAAGAGATATGGGTTTAGTTGACCCATCTTTGTTAAGTTTATTGAAAGACAAGGGATATAAAATACCAGATAATATTATAAATGATTTTGGTGAAGGTGGATTATCAAATGACTTGTATCAAAATAGAGCAATATTTGGTCTTGAGTTGACAGACCATTTAAATAAAATTAAAAGGTAAAGACGATTGGCAACCCTCTGAAATACAAGCGATAGGGTGGACTACTTTGACTAATCTTTATGGAGGTGTAAATACTGCTGGTAATATTAAAGATGCTTTAAATTTAAATGTGCGTAGAGTCTCAATGGAAGTAGCACCTGGTTCTGGCTCACCTTGGGATAGAATGTTTGGAAAAGATTACTCTGAATTACCTATAAGTGACCAAATAAAAATTAACGATGAAATTACTAATGAAGCAATAAACGACATAGCAAAAAGTGAAAATGTAGATTTATATAATAATGTATTTGGCACTGGTGGTTGGCAGACTTATGTTAACCCTAGCACAGTTCAAGAAATTTTAGGTATTAAAAGTGAAGCAATAAGAATTGGAGCTAAATTAGGATATGTGTTAAACCAAACAGAAATTTTTATTAATGGCTCTAAAGCAATGACTAAAAATCCTCAAGCATATTCTTATGATATTATTGAAAACAATACATCAAATTTAAGAGACTCTAAATATGTAAATGATTTATTCACAAAAATATATGAAAAAACAAATGGTGTTATAGTTGGTTTTCAACCAATAGAAACTATAGATAATAAAGTGGGTATTAGAATAATTGTAGGACAAGATACAGTTAATGATTTTTATAAAAAAAGAAAAATACCTAAAAAAGGTAATGAAAATAAAAAAAATCAATTCTTTGAAAAAGATTTGATAAAACAAGTAGAAGATGTTATACCTAAAGATGTTAATTTTGAATTAAATGTTAGTGAATCAGATTTAACAGTTTTAACAAACGACTGGAAAAGCAAAGGAGGAAAAGATGGGCAAGTTTACAAAGGTTACTTTCGCAAGGACACCAGCTCAACTGACACAACTAAAAGCGACAGGGTACTCGATAATATTAGGCAAAAACTTACGGACAGCTTCAGAGACAAAATCAGAAATGCCCAAGGAACAAAAAGACCAGACACAGAAGAAGTCTTAGTACCAGAAGATATAGAAACTGAAAATATACCAAAAAAATCTATTGGAGGTTTTATAGAACGAAACACCTACGACTGGGTGTATCTCGATGGTTGAACCAGTTACAGCAGTTTTAACTGGTATAGCTCTAGTAAAACAAGCCACTTCATTTATTAAAGACAATATCAATACAGTAAATGATATTTCTGGTATTGCAAAACAGATAGACCAAATGTTTGAAGGTCAACAGCAAATTAACAAAGAAAGGTCTAAACAAGCTAATAGCACAGCTAATGAGTTAGGTTTATCTAATGTTGCTGATTCTATAATAAATGCTAAATTAGCACAGGAACGCATAGCAGAAATTAGAACCCTTATAAATTATAGATTCCCAGTGTCTAACGGACCTAGCACTTGGGATCAAATCTTACTAGAAAGAAAAAGAAGAATAGAAGAAAGAAAACAAGCTATACAAAAGGCTAAAGCTAAAAAATTAAAACAGCAAAAAGAAATGTACGACATGATACGCATGGGTTTTATAGTGTTAGCAGTGATAGCTTTTATTGCGGTAGCTGTAGGTATTACAGTAAAGATAGTTTTAGCACACACGATACTCAACCAAAATGACCAATCCTGTCGAATTTTTGAGCCTAAATATTTTTTAGTGTGCATGTCTGAGGGTAAAGATGCAGCTCTGATAGAGTTTGAATTAGACCAAAAAAAAAATAGAGGTAACTGGATTGTCGATGACGATGAATAATAGTATACTATAATTTTAACCAAGGAGAAACACATGAGAAAAAGTAAAGGTATGAGAAGAATGGCTAAAGGTGGCATGAAGATGATGAGAGCTTCCAAAGGTGGTACAAAAATGATGAAAGCTAGAGGTGGTAGAATGGCATCAAAAGGCGGTACTAAAATGATGGGAGCTATGAAAGGTAGAATGGCATCTAAAGGTTATGCAAAAGGCGGTGTAAAGATGATGAAAGCATCTGTAGGTAATCTAGCTGATATTCGCAAAATGGCTGCAAAGAAAGGCTATAAACTAGTTAAAAAATAAAAGTTGATTTCTTATCATATTACATTACCATAAGGTATGGCATATTTAACTGCAAACATACCTTACTTTAAATGTTGGGTAAGAAAAGAATTTACACACAATCATAGACAGTATCATGGCGAGTTCGTACACGCACTTGCCATTGCGGTTACTTGTATTCCAGATAGGTCTTTATCTTTTCAAGTGGTGTTTACTGGTTGTGAAGATGAAGATACAAGAACAGAGAGTCCACATGGTGGTGCTATGTGGGCAAGGATGCCAATACAAAGTTTGGTAGCTGATGAAATGCTAGATGATTATCCTCCACGAATTCAGAATCATTGGGTACAACCTTGGGATTGTAGCAGCAGATATTTTAGTATTATAAAATACGATAGAGCAAGTAGTTCTCCTTGGATTACAAAAATAGATGGTGACTTTTATAATGCTAAATATTATTTTACTATCGACTACACAAACGGAGATGACATGAACGCATTAGGTGATGATGTAGCACAACACAAACAATCTCATGTACTAGCGATAACTAGTGGTGAGTTCAAAGGTCAGATAGTGGCACAACCAAACAACAGAGTAAGAGCAACCAACCCAGCTTTATGGGTAACAGGATCTGGTGCTCCAGATTTCATTCCTAGTCAATATGAGTTTAGTGCTGAAGATGATGAGTCTTACTTAGACCCTGAATATACATTTGACAATCTCTACAGCGATAAGAAAAAGAAATAATTATCATTCAATCTAGAAACTGTAAAACCTCCTCTCCTAAAGTTTGAGCAGATATTTGTATTTTGTTCTTTAATGCCTTTAGTATAAATTCATCAATAGTTTTAATTGCTACTAAATCTATGTAAGTAACTTTATCAGCAGTCTGACCTTTGCGGTGGTTTCTAGCTTCTGCTTGTAGTCTCTCTTCTAAGTTGTAAGAGTTGTTAAAAAATATTTGTATGCTACTAGCATTTAAAGTTAATCCATATCCGCCTACACTAGGATTGCTAACTAAATATTTACAGTCTTTATCTTCATTAAATTTTTTTACTACACTGGGTCTGTCTTTTGTATCTCCATATAAAGTCACTACTATATTGTTA